CCATCACTACCTGATGAACCACTTGTTCCTGAAGTTCCACTTGAACCTGTTGTACCCGAACTTCCCGATGAACCATCACTACCTGATGTTCCACTACTTCCTGATGTACCTGATGAACCTGACGTTCCTGATGAACCACTAGTACCTGAACTACCTGATGTTCCCGAAGAACCTGATGTACCCGTACTACCTGAAGAACCACTTGTTCCTGAACTACCATTAGAACCTGAACTACCTGACGTACCACTTGAACCGTTAGAACCTGAACTTCCAGAAGTTCCACTTGACCCCGATGAACCACTTGTTCCTGATGACCCACTATTTCCTGATGTTCCTGAACTACCACTAGTACCTGATGTACCGGTACTACCACTAGATCCACTCGTTCCTGACGTACCAGCACTACCTGATGAACCTGACGTACCACTTGTACCTGATGTACCAGCAGTTCCTGAAGTTGAACCTGTAATAGGTAAATTATTTACAGTAAACGATCCTGATATATTCATTTGAGTTAAACTCATTTGTAATGGACTATTAGTACCATCACCCGCTTGTATTGTTTGTAAACTATTAGTTAAACCTGTAGCACTGTTGGTCAATTTCATTAACCCTTGAAAACTACTACTAACATATAGATTATTTAATGCACCCATATTAATTAATTTTTTTTACTCTTTCCCATTCTTGATTTATTTCATTCCACCTTCTATTCAATTCTTCCCATGTTATACCGTCAGCAAAAGTTGTTATAGGTAATACACATCGGTTATAATCAAACTTTTGTTGTATTGTAACTATTAAACTCCATCCACCTAATTCTGTTTGTGTCTCCTGTAATATTGGATTGAGTGATGCGTTCCATAACACCTCGTAATCAGATAAATATGTCTTAGCATAAAAGTCTTTCATAATCTCTAAGGTATCCGATAATACATCTTGTTGATTTGTTAAGTCATCCTCAATCCTATCTAAACATCTCACATCAAAGTTTATATCTAATTGATTCTGATTAAGTGTACTTGTTTCAGGTAAAAAATATAAACGAGGATATAATGGTTCCACTTTTGTTTCTATATTATTTACTATTTGTGTTACATCACCGAACCCAAAACTATTCACCTGTTCGTGTGCTGCAGCAAAGTTCTTCCAATCTTTTAATATCTGATAATAAGAACTAAATGATTCATCTTGACCAAAACCAAAATCATCTACTATAGGTAGATTACATGAGTTATAATCAAATGGTATTGTTAATTTAATATGAAGTGTATGACCTCCAAGTATAGTATTAAACCTTTCTGTAAATGGTACAACCTCAGGTGACCAATCACCTACCGCTATCTGACTAAAGTCTCCTGATTCATATGTATATGATTGATAGAATACTGTAAATATATCTGACGCTAATTCCAATGTATCAGACATAACATCATCTAAATTTGATAAGTCATCTTCCACCCTATCCATAAAGACAACACCAAAGTTATAATGTATATGATTCTGATTAAATTGTACTTGTTCTGGTACAACATACATACGTGGGTATAATGGTTCCTCCTTTGTTTGTATATCGTTGGTAATCTGTGTATAATCTCCGAACCCAAATGACTTGATCTGTTCGTGGTGATACGCTATACTACTAAAATACGTTAATAATTGTTTGTATGTTATTGTACTCATCTAATATTAAATATAAAGTTTATTAAAACGTATCCTGAAATTAACCTCTTTTTTGTGCTTCCTTCATCATCCTATCCTGTTCCCTATCGTATTGAATCAAATAAGATAATTGATTTAGAATTTCCACTAAGTTTTTTTCGTAGATATAGTCGTGTTTTCCAAAATCATTTCCAGCAATTCTGTTTGTGACAATAAACCAACCGAACGTCTTTTGAAAACTATAGTCCAAATCATCTTCCTCATTTTCCATATTAACTTTATTCGGGTCCACATTGGGATTTTCTTCATCAAAGACATTTGGGTATAACTTGAAAATATCCTTGCGTAGTTGATAAAAAAAAACTGAGCACCTAATATGTACTTAATATCTAATTTCTTTTTAAACAGTTCTGATCGTTGTTTCATTAATTCAATATCGTATTTCTCAATATCAAAATCATGTGGTGTTCTTTCTTTAATAATAGGTCTATACATAATTGATGCAAGGATATGTAATAGACTTAATAGTTCATCAGGTTTCTTCGTTGAGATGGTATCCATATCCACAAATTCTGCGTAACTTAAATCCCTCCATTTAGGGAAGAATCCATAATGTATTCCATCCAATTCAAACCTATCTATAAACTTTGGTGTCTCTTGTGGTATCAATGACATTATATATGATGCTACATAGTTTATTTCCTGTGCATCCCCTTCTAATAAATCCTCAACAGGACAATTGGTTATCTCACTTATAATCTTTGCTGCAAAGTAATCCTCACTAAAAATATCTTTCTGTCTGAATATCTTTACATAATTCTCAATTGATATAAAGGTAGGAACTTTATATTCTGTGTCATCTACTTTAAATTTTATCATATTATCTTATATTGTTTTTAAAATGTTTATATATTTTATTAGACAATTCTTTTGTTTTATCATCTGATAACATAGTCATTTTAGATTTTTTTGTAGTTTCCAATTTATTATATTCTAAATTACCAATTAATGCTAATCGTATTTCCCCTAATTCTTCTTCACTAAAATTAAGATATTTATTTAATGTCATCATATTATCTTATATTATTTATTGATGTATAGTTACTACCACCAACTATCCCCAATGCGTATCTTCCTGACGCCTTTTGGTTCTTTATTTCAAAATACATTCTCATCATCATTGCATCAGATAAATCGGGTGACTTACCGAGTATCTTCTTCATCTCATCTTTTGATTGTACTGCAACCTTATTATCCTTATCTATATCTTTTAGTTTTACTGCTAATAACTCCTGTGTTAATTCATCCACTACTGATGGGTCTAATATGTTTAATGATATTTTACCTTCCTTAAATTGTTCTGATAACTTTACATAACATTGAGACTTTAAGTTAATAAAGTTTTGTTCGTGTAACGCTTTAGAATTATTCACAAAGTTCACCCCACGTATCTGATCCGCAACACCTCCACCTACTCCATCAGAATCCACAATGACCTGTTGAGGATGTATTTTCCACTTAGCAATTAAATCCTTTATTTCAGACGATAATTCTACGGTTGATAACTTTCTATACACTAATACTTCCATGACCACCAGTCCGTTCCAAACCACCACTACGGACCTGTCATCACCAAACCTACCAACGTCAACTGATAAATATCTTTTACTTATTTCATTTGGTCTATCTTTAAATACAGAATTGGATATTGAATCAAAATCAAATAGACTATCATCTTCTTCCATATAGTTCCAATCACCTTCTAATAATCTTCTTCTTTGTGCGTTGGGTAGAGATTGTAACATCTGTATATATGATGCGGGTAAGTGTGGGTTATCTGTTGGTAATGCAGGAACAAACTTCATATTGTCTGGCAATGTATCCTGTACGTATGGGATATAAAATACTTTCTTCAACCATACCTGACCTGGATTACAAGTTAATAAGAACTTAGGTTCTAATTTATACTCATTTAATTTGAATCTTATACGTGATTTTAATATGTTATACGCAAGTTGTGGTATCTGTGCTGCTTCATCCACAAAGACTGCGGTCAATTCCAATCCTCCTAAAGAATCATAGTTGGGATCTGATGGTTGATACGCTAAATCCTTTAATACTATTTCTGATTTATTTGTAAATGTTACTACATTTGATTGACCATTGTAAGTATAATTCTCCCCTGACTTTAATCCCATTTGTTGTAATACTTCAAACAAAGTATTAAGTGTTGTTAATTTTAATTGTTGTAATACAGTTCTACCAATCAAACATCTTATACCATTGTATTTTAAACATAATGTTGTAATCCATAAACAACCCAACCAACTCTTTCCTGCACCAGCACTACCTCCATATAATAC